CGGCGCAGATTCGGGCGCGGCTTGGGGCCTTTGTCGTGATCGAGCCGTGTCTCTCGGCCGACAGCAACCGCAACAAAGCATGGATCTGGGACCGCTGGGAAGCGCTGGTCCGCACGTGTACGGAGGTGCAGTTCGTCCAATTCCTCCACGCGGATTCGACGGCACTCCCTGGCGCGCGTCACATCGCGTCGGCGTCGTTCCGGGATGCGTGCGCGCTCCTCGAGTGCGCAGACGGCGTCGTGACCACCGAAGGCGGATTGCATCATGCGGCGGCGGCGTTGTGGCGGCCGGCGGTCGTCATCTTCGGCGGCTGCGCGAGTGTGACGGTGACCGGCTACGACGGGCATCTCAATCTCGCGGATGCCGGGCCGAAGACCCCGTGCGGGCGGTACATCCCGTGCTCGCATTGTCGGGACGCGATGGCGCGGATCGCGGTGGAGGACGTTGCGGGCGCGGTGCGACGGATGACGGCGGGAGTCGTGAGCCATGCCACGCACTAACCGCGGGCGCATGGGCGCCTCGTCGGAAGCCGCCGGACGGCGCGACCACGCCGCAGCGATCGAGCAGGCGGTCGACACCACGCCGCCGTCGAACTTCCCGACGCAGCAGTGGACGACGCTCATCGACCCGTACTGGTGCGACCGGGCGGACGTCGGCGGCGACGAAGCGATGCGCGCGGATCAGACCGTGGCGCCCATTCGCACGCTGTGGACGGGGCCGTATCGCCCGGACATCGACCCCGATCTGATCGAAGTCTCGAAGGTGCGTCGCATCCGGTATCAGGGCCGGACGTATGACATCCAGACGGCGGCGGTCCTCGGCGTCCGGACGTCGATTCAGTTCACGACGACGGCGAGGCTGGGCTGATGAAAATGTCCCTGTCGTTCGAGGGCGGCAAGGAGCTCGCGGAGGCATTGGAACGCCTGTCGCCACGCGTGCAACGGCGCGAGTCGATTGACGCGCTGAAGGGCGCGGCGATCCCGATTCTGCGCGAGGCGCGCGACTTCCTGCCGATGGGACCGGGCGCCGGGCCGCACTTGAAAGACAACCTCGGGACGCAAAACGTTTCGCGCGGCGACGAGTTGGTCGTCGCGCTCGGGCCGGAGAAGCGTCCGGACTTCGTCTTCTGGGGCGGCTTCCTCGAATTCGGCACGGTCCGGCAGGCGGCGCATGCGTGGTTCCGGCCGGCGTTCGATCACGGCGTGTGGGACGCGTTGGGCATCCTGCGGACGTTGCTCTGGGCGTCGATTAAGAAGCGTGCGCCGAAAGGGCAATCGTGACGATCACGCAGGCGGTCATCGATCGGATCCTCGCGATTCCGGAGGTCGTCGCGCTCGTGGGTGACCGAGTCTATGCGGTGATCGTGCGGCAAAACTCCGTGATGCCGTGCGTTCGGGCGCAGACGATTTCCGAAGTCCGCGACTATCACTTACGCGGCGAGGTCTCGACGGTCGACACGCGCATCCAGATCGACGCGTTCGCCGCAGAGGCGGCGAGCGACCCCTACGGGCAGGCGTGCGATCTCGCGGATGCGATTAACGGCGTGTGGGGGGCGCCGGTCCCGGCGCCGATCGCGCTCTCGGGATGGACTGGGGCGCTCGGCGGGAGTCCGGCGCTCTTCCATGTGCGGATCGCACGGCAGATCAACCGGCGGGAAGTGTTCGAGGGCGACGTCGTCCGCGTGTTGCGGATTCAGCAGGATTACGACGTGCAGTGGGCGCGGATTTCGGCTTAAACCAGGAGTCACAACAATGTCGGACATGACCGGTAGCTTCTACGCAGCCGAAGGCATCCACGGCTATGGCACGCAGTGGTTGATCGGCGACGGATCGAGTCCCGAAAATTTCGAGGCGGTGCCGTACGTGAAACGGATCACTCCCGGCGACATGAATACCGCCGTCCTCGACAAGACGCATCTGCGCTCACCAGAAGCGCATCGCGAGAAGAAAGCGGGCCTCCGAGACTCGGGCGCGTTTTCGATCGAGATGATTTATCACCCGCGACACGAGAGTCAGTCCAACCAGGGCGGGGGGTCTGGCATCTTCCAGAACGGTGGACTCTTTGCCATGTGGCGGGGCCGCGAAGAGAAGAACATGAAGCTGATTTTCTTTGATGGCAGTCCGGGGACGGAGTTGCCGTTCCGTGGCTGTATCACGAAATGTCAGATCGGGGAAATCGGCGAAGACGCCCTGGTGCCGCTGATGGTGGAAGTCACGCCGCTCCAGGACTACTCGGCGAATCTCCCGTAAGGCGGTGATCGATGTTAGCGAACCCTGAAGCGGGCGAAGTCTCGATTCCGGTCAACGGGCGGACCTTTGTCCTGAAGCTGTCGATGAATGCCGCGTGCGCGATTGAAGACAAGACGGGAAAGGATGTCGGCGTGCTCCTCGCGGAAGCGGGACGGTTGAATTTCCGCGCCATGCGCTATCTGACGTGGGTGCTCCTCCAGAAACATCACCACAAGGACTTTCCCACGGAGGAGGCGGTTGGCGAATGGATTGATGCGGCGGGCGGGCCGATGGTGTTCTATCAACTCCTCGCCGCGCTCGGGCGGCAGGCGATTGATACGACGGCGGCGAAGCCGAACGGGGCCGACTCCGACGCGGGAAACCCTCCCGCGGCTCACGCGCATTGACGAACTGGCGCGACCTGTACATCCAGGCGCGGCGGTGCGGCGTGGGCCGAGACGAGTTCTGGGATTTCTCGCCGCGGGAATTAGCGCGGGAATTCGAGGCGGCAAAGTTACGGCGGCAGGACGAGTTCGATCGCGACATGGTCCAGGCGTGGCATGTCGAAATGTTGCACCGACAGAAGAAAGTCCCGCCATTGGAGTCGTTGCTCCGGGCGAAACGGGCGGCGCGAGCCCCCACGAGGGATCAGCAATTGGCCGTGATGCACATCCTCTCCGCCCAAATGGGCATCCCGCTGCGCAAGGTGTCGCGCCGTGGCTGACGACATTATCGTCGGCGTCCTCCGCGCGCTCCTGAAGCTGGACACGGCCGAATTCGAGACCAACGCCAAAAAGAGCAAATCGACGACGGAGGGCATGGAGAAATCCCTGCTCTCCTTCGCCAAGACCCTTACGGGCGCCTTCACGGCGTCGGCGATCATCGCGTACGGACGGGAGGTCTTGAAGTTCGCCGACGACATCGGCGATCTCTCCACCCAGACCGGTATCTCGACGTCGCGCCTCCAGGCGCTGAACTACGTCATGGCGGGATCCGGCGTCACGGTCGATGACCTTGCGAACGGGATCGCGCAACTCTCCAAACGACTCGTCGGTGGGGATACGGGCGCGGCGAACGCGATCCGGACGTTGGGACTGAACGTCGACCAATTGATCGCGATGAGTCCAGACAAGGCATTCATTGCGATCGGCGAAGCGGTCTCGAAGATCCCGAATCCGATGGAACGCTCCGCAATCATGATGGAGTTGTTCGGGCGGAATGGGTCGCAATATCTGAAGGCCGTGACCGCCGACATGGGCAAACTGGTCGACCAAGTCGAGAAGACCGGCCCGATCCTGTCGCAGAATCTGATCGACAGCGCAGACAAATTCGACCGCGTGTGGGAGCAAGGCAAGATCACGCTCAAAGCCTGGACGGGGGCCTTAATCGAAGCCGGACTCGAGGTCGCGAAATTTCAATTTGCCGCGGACTCGACGGGGGAATCATTTGGGCAACTGCGGAAACAGAGCGCCGACGCGACCGAGGTCATGGACGAATACTCACAGATGATCGCGAAGGTCCAGCCGAAAGCGATGGGATTAGTCAACGCACACAAAGACCTCACCCTATCGAGCGGCGAGGTCAACAAAATCACGCAAGAACTGAACAAAGAGATCGGACAGAAGCTCGCGAAGTCCCACGAGGATGCAGCCAAAGCGGCGCAGAAAGCCGCAGACGATACCGCAAAAGCCTACGCGAAGATGTACTCGGATGTGATGAACGCGCAGGGCCTCTGGCAGATGGAGATCGACAAATTTCAGGCCGCGCCGATCGAGGACGTCGCGAAGACGTTCGCGACGGTCACCTTAACAGAGGACCAAGCCGCGGCGGCGGCGGAAGCCTTGATCGTCAAACTCCACGAACTGCAATTCGCGAACGTCCAATGGCACACGACGTCGACGCAGAGCGCGGACGACTACAACGCGATCCTCGACAAGCTAATCGGGAATCTCCGCGCGAACGGCACCTTGATTGAAGAGAACAAGGTGTATACGGACACGTGGCAGACGTCGATCGGGGAGTTGTCCCAGGCGTTCATGGTGTTCTCGCAGATTGCGGGCGACTCGCTCGGGCGCACGTTCCAACTCATTGGCGCGAACATCGCGGGCATTGACCTCGCGAACAAAGGGCTCGCGACGATGAAGGGCGGCTTTGAGGCATTAGGGCACGGCTCGATCCTCTCTGGGCTCGCCGGGATTGCGACGGGGATCGGCGGGATTGCCTCGGCCGCGGCCGCGGCGGTGCAACTCATCATGGCGCTGTGGAATGGGTTGAAAAAGCTGTTCGGCGGCGGAGAGGAAGGGACCGTGGTCAATCCCGCCCGCGACCAGTTCTGGGCGCAGTACGGCGGGTACGAAGCGGCGTCGACGATGCTCACGAAGCGGCTCGAGGAATTGGGCGACAGCGACCCTGGCGGCACGGCGGACAATCTGATCAAGGCCGCGTTCTCCGCGGACACGAAAGACGAATTCGACAAGGCGCAGGACGCGATCATTTCCCTGATCGGCGGGTCGAAGTTCCACGGCGGCGGGTTGGTCGGCGGCGTGGGGAACGTGATGGGCCTCCTCCGCGCGGGCGAGCGCGTGCTGACCGGGGAACAGAACGAATGGTTCTCCGGGCTCATGCGCGCGATGCCCGCGATTGAGCTGGCGAATGCCGCGCGACTCTCGACCGGCGGCGGCGGGCGCCCGATCGAGATCCATCTCTCGACCTATCTCGACGGCCGCGTCGTCGCGCGGCAAGTCCTCCAACACATGCCCTACGAGTTGGCGGCGCATGGAGTCAAGTAGTGCGTGTGCTCATCGGCGGGATCGATTACACGGCGGCGGTCCAGCCGGGGAGCCTCGACATCTCGGACGATATGAATGCGCGCAACACGTTGCATGCACTCCTGCGGGATGTGACGGCGGCGGTCACGATTCCGACGGGCGAGGAGGTGCGCGTCGAAGGCGACGGATCCCCTCCGCCGATTCTGTTTGCGGGGACGGTCGAGGAACCAGCGGCGAATCTGTTGCCGCCGGGCGAGGTCGTCGACATCAGCCTGACGGCGGTCGATTACAACCAACTCGCCGATCGCTTTCTTGTCGCGGAGGTCTACGAGAACCAGACGATCGAAGCGATCACGACCGATCTCGTCACGCAATATCTCGGCGACGAAGGAGTCACGATCGGCTTTATCGAACCGGGCGCGACGATCACGCGCAAGCTCTTTTCCTATGTGACGCTCGCGGAGGCGTTGAATTGGGTCAGCGAGCAGACGGGGTACGCGTGGGAGATCGATTACTCGAAGGTCTTTCGGTTGCGCGCGCCGGACACGATCGCGGCGCCCTTCGACGCGACCGGTACCACGGTCCGGACGATGGCCGTCCGGCGCCCTCGCGGGAGTTACCGCAACCGGCAGTACATCAGGGGCGGCAAGGATCTGACGGATCTCCGCACGGAGTACTTCACGGGAGACGGGACGCGGCGTACGTTCACGGTCGCCTTCCCGATTGGCCAGGAGCCGTCGGTTGCGCTCAACGGCATCCCGGCAAGCGTCGGGATCAGGGGTGTGGAGACCGGCTTCGCGTGGTATTGGAACAAGGAATCGAACGAGATTTCCCAGGACACCTCCGGGGCAATCCTCGTCGACACCGACCAACTCGGCGTCACCTATCGCGGACTCTTCCCGATTCTCGTGCAGGCGCAGGACGACGCCAGTGTGGCGGAGCGCATCGCGGTCGAAGGCGGATCGGGGCTCTACGAAGCGATCGAATCGGAAGGGTCGATCGACGATGCGCAGCTCGCGCTCGATACGGCCCTCGCCAAGCTCCAGCGCGAGGGATTGATTCGCGACTACATCGACATTACGACGGATCAATTCGGGATGCGATCCGGGCAGTTGATGTCGGTCGTCGAACCGGCGCTCGGGCTCAATGGCACCTATCTGATTCAGTCGGTCCGGGCCTCCGACGTCGACGGCGTCGAACTCCTCTACAGCGCCACGTTGATGAGTGGCGATGCGCTCGGCGGCTGGATCGCGTGGTTCCAACGCTTGATGGCGATCAAACGGTTGGAGGTCGCGGAGGACACCGAAAGCCTGTTGCTGCTCCGGACGATCCCGGACGTCGTCCGGCTGACAGAGGCATTGCTCTACGCGACGAGTACGCGCGAGACGCGGATCGGGTATGCGCGGATTGGGTTGTCCGAAATCGGGCTGATGGGGGTGAATCCCGCGCTCGCGCGTGCGCTGAGCGCGGAGCGGGTCAGGCTGAGCGACGCCGTCCAGGCGACGATGACCGGCACGGCGTCGGTCCTGACAGTCCTCCTCGCGAACGAAGGGCTCAAGGTGGGCGAGGCGGCGAGCAACGTCGCGCAGCTCCGCACGCCGGAACTGATCCGGATCCGCGATGCCGTCCAGGCCGTGCGCGGCAGCGAATTCGATCTCAGCGTTCTGCTGACCAACGAGCGCGTCAAGGCGGGCGAGGCGCCCACGGGCAACTTCGCGCAACTGCGCTCGCCGGAAGTGATCCGCATCAGCGACAGTGTGCAGGCCAGTATTTTGGCGCCGTTCACGTTGCAGCGATCGGTCACCGAAACGATTCGGACGCGCGAGGATCCGGGCGGCGGGGCGCAGAGCGGCGAACTCGAGGGCGTGCGCGTGGCGGAAGATCCGAATGCGGCGACGCAGTGGGAGTCCCTTGAGATGGTGCGGATCCACGACGCCGTGCTGGCGGAGATCGTATGACGCGCGTCCGCGCGGCCTCATCCGTTGCGGTGCGCGCGAATGTCGCGATTGACATCTGCGACGCGGCGACGGGCGCGGTCCTGCGTCATGAGGACGTGCACAACCTCGTGCTCCTCGCCGGACGGAATCAACTCCGCGACGCGCTGAACGGCGAAGTCATCACGGCGCCGTCGTGGATGGCGCTGGGGACGGGCACCACCACGGTGAATCCGGCCGACACGGCGTTAGCGGGTGAAGCGTTGCGCGACGTCGTCACGTCGCGGGCGAAGGGGTCGGGCACACTGACGTTTAAGTACTTTCTGACGTCGACGCAGGGGAACGGCATCACGTTTCGGGAGGCGGGTCTATTCAATGCGAATCCGGGCGGCATCCTGTTCGCGCGGACTCTGTTCACGCCGATCGACAAGACGGCTAGCATCACCGTCTTGTGGGCGTGGACGATCACGATTGGCGCCTCGTAAGTCGCGAAAGGGATCACGATGGGATCGGGGTGGGCAGACGGCGACGATCAGAGCGAACGGCGACGGAACCGCGAATGGATTCTCCGGGTCCTCGCGGCGGGCGGGCCGGTTTATGACATCGACAACGTCGGCGCCATCACGGCGAACGCGGTCGCGGTCGATGGGGACGACATCATCACGAGCGAAACGACCCATTACACGGTGCCATCAGGCGGCGCGAACGATCGCGCCGTGCTGTGGATCACCGTGACGAGTAACGCCACCGTGCTCCGCGATTGTCACGTGTATCTCGTCCCGCCCGCCTCCTCGCGGAATTACATCAATCAGATTTGGGGATTCCCGCTCGACGCGGGGCAGACGATTCGCATCGGCCCGTATGCGGCCAATGCCGGGTTTACCCTGCGATCCATCTCCAGTAACGCCGCGGCCGACGAACTCGCCTTGCGGGCGGACATCCTCCACCTCACGGATTCGATCCCAGGGATCCTGATCGGCGGCGTCCCCGGCGGCGGCACGACGACGTGGTCGCTGCAATACACGGTGCCCGGCAGCGGCGTCCGCCACGCGTTGATCTCGGCCTCGCTGTGTAACAACGACACCGTCCCACGGCACGGCGCCGTCATGGTCATCCCGTCCGGCGGCGGGATTGACAACCAGTATCTCGTCCAGAGCCCGACGCTCTACTCCGGCGAATCACAGGTGCTCGAATGGATCACGCTCGATCCCGGCGATCTGGTGTACGCATGGGCCGAAGTGAACGGCGTGATCGGGTCCTATCTGTCCGTCGTCGAAGTGGCGACACCGTAAAGGAATCACATGGGCATCTCCGGATCGCGGGTCGTCGCCAGCCGGGTCACGGGCAACGTGGAAGGCAACGTCAACGGGACGGTCGCCTCGGTCGTCGGCAACGTCGCCGGCAACGTCAGCGGACAGATCACGCAACTCATTCGATCGTGGCAACTGATTACGATCACGATCGGATCCACGGTCGGCACCTATGGCGCCGCGATCGCCGCCGTCACGCTCGCGAAATCGCTGCTGATTCCGCTGTCATTCACGACGGTCCAGGCGTCCGGGTCGGCGGGACGCGCGCAACTCTCCAATTGGGACTTTGCCAGCAACACGGGGATCCGCGTGGAACTCCAGGAGATCGGGTTGACGCAACCACCGGCGACCGCCAAGGCGTTGGTCGTGGAGTACTACTGATGAAGGTCGCGATCCTCCTGTCGGGGATCGGATGGGACCGCGCGCCCTTTGACGACGCGACGGTCGACGTGTGGACGTGCAACGACGAGTATCGCCTGCGTCCGCCGCGGATCTCGCGGCACTTCGAGATGCATCGCCCGGAGGATTGGTATCTGTCGGACGACGTTGTGCCCTCCGCGGACGTGCCACGGGGGCGGTATCTCCGGCCCAGCGATCACGCCGACCACTTGGCGGCGCTCACGGTCCCGGTGGATATGCAGGAGGCGATCGCGGAGATTCCGCGGTCGGTGCCCTATCCGCTGGCGGCGGTCATTCTCGCGGCGGGCGGTGTGCGCCTGTTCGATTCGAGTTTGGCGTACATGCTCGGGCTCTGCCTCCTTGAGCGCCCGTCGTGGATCGGGATCTACGGCGCGAATCTCTCCGGCCCTGAGTATCAGGATCAGCGGCCCACGGCGCAGTGGTTGCTCGGACTCCTGGTCGGCGGGGGTGCTGATGTGTACATTGAGCAACCGTCGACCCTGTTAGCCTGTACGCATCTGTATGCGTACGAACCGTCGCCCCGGCGCATTCCTGATGACGTGCGGCGCGGGTTGGTCAAGGCGTTGAACTCCCGCGAAGCGTTGGTGCAGACGTGGATCGACGGCGCCGCGCCGTCCAGTGACGACCGCCAGCGCGTGAGCGAGCTCGACGCGGAGATCGGGGCATGCTATGCGGCGCTCGCGCAACTCGGGCTGAGCGGACATGACGGCGCGCTCGCGCATGCGCTGGAGATTGGACGATGACGAATTACTATGCGATCCCCCAGGCGACCGGCGCGTGCGCGCTCCTGCGGATCGAGGGCGAGCACGTTGCGGAACAGGCGTGGATGTCGATCACGGCGGAGCACTACGCGACCTTAGCGGACTCGCCGCGGGGCGTTCGGATCGTCAACGGCGTCCCGCAGGCGAACCCGCCCAAGGCGATCCGCGTCATCCCGCGCGGCGTGTTCATGGATCGCTTCACGCCGACCGAACAAATCGCGCTCGAGGAAATCGCGGAAGGGCAGACACAAGGCGGGCGCGTCGTGCGCGTGTTCACGCGGCGGCTGGAAGCAGAGACGCAGGTCAATCTGAACTCCGCCGCCCTCGTCGCCGCACTCGGACAACTGAAAACGATTCTGCGCGCGGCGACCGTCTGGGCATCGGACGCGGAGGCAGACACGCGCATCGCGGCGCTCACCGCAGACGGATAACTCCGCATCAGACAGGAGGCGGCGATGCCGCTGATCTCGCTCATCGTGACGCTGGTGATCGTCGGCGTGATTCTATGGCTCGTGGAGTCATACATTCCGATGCCCGCCCCGTTCAAGGTGGTGATCCGCGTCGTCGTGATCCTCGTCCTGATCGTCTGGCTGCTCCAGGTGTTCGGGGTGACCGGCCCCGTGATTCGCCTCGGTCCCTGACGATGCCGGACCTGACCTTTGACGCGTTGTCGAAGGCGACGGAGCAACTGGGCGTCGTGTTGCTCCTCGTATTGAACATCGTCGCGATCTGGCGCAAGTGGTTCGTCCCGTATTACCTCGTCGAAGAACTCCGATCTCGAGCCGAGCGGGCGGAAGTGGACGGCCGCTACTGGCGGGATCTCTCGATGCAAGTCCTCACCGCGTCGACGCGCACGCTCACGATTGCCGAGCGCACGACGGATCTCTTGGCGAAGAAGGATTCGGTACCGTGAAGGGCGGGCCGATGTGGAAATGGGCGCGGCGGTTCTGGCAAGACCTGATCGGCGACCCCGCGGCAGAGGCGCGGGTCGGCGCGTTCCAAGATGTGCAACTCCGGGCGTGGACGGCGGCGAAGCTGGAAGACGTGAAGACGCGGCTGGGCGTATTGGAAGTCAAGCTCGGCACGTTGATCGACCAGGATGGCGACGAGACTCACCATGATGATTGAAGTGCTGTGGCTCGCGTCGGCGTGTATCGGCGTCGGCATCCATTGCGGGGCGTGGTGGGAATCGTGGCGCGATCGACGGCGCGGGACCATGAGCAACGGGCGCGATCCGCGCGTGGTCATGGTGCGGCTGCAACACTGGCACGCGCTCGGACGCCTCGTGGTCGGCGTCCTCAACGCGCTCCTCGCGCTCATGGTCGTCCTCTGGGT